AAAGTAACCGAATTAAGTCCTGTTCAAGTATTTCCTACAAATTGATTAGTTCCTAAAATTAAGTCAGTAGGCTGAGCAACAGCGGCTGTAGGATTGCCTTTTATACTATTTGCTGCAACGTTTGCGAGATTTGTATTGCCGACTACTGTTTTGGACATAGGATTACTTATTAATCTTTATAAGAAAAATACATAAACATCTTCTCCAACTATTGACGTAGACATATATCTAAACTCTAAATTAGAAGTATTAATAGTTTTAGCAAGCTCTGGCCAATCTTTGATAGTAGTTTTAGCTACTCTCCCTGAAGCAGATACAGGAGGAGGTTGGACTGCTTCAAATATACTTTTGATTTTGTCCTGTAAATTGTTATTAACTACATACTCATAAAGAAAAGCTCCAACTAATTCCAAATTAGTTGTAATATAATTGGTTACTCGACCTCTACAGGAGCAATCTGGATTTGTCGAGGCTGATTCTATATCTGCAGCAATAGAAGGAATAGTAATCTTTAAAAGATCTTTAAATGTAATATCTATTTCAATTAAATTTAAAATAACTCCTGAAAGCTTTTTGGAATTTTTAATTTCTTCCTGTGTCATAAAAATATTTATATCTAACTTACAAAATTGATAGAGGTTGATTCTTTCTTTTTGTAGAAAAAAGCTGCAAACAAATGAGTAACAAGGCCACAAAATATATTAGTAAGGAATGGAATAGAAATATCTAAGTGTATAGGATTATACAAAAATGAAACAAACAGACCAAACCAAAACGAAGCGCATTCTGGACAAGCTAGAGGTCGTCTTACATAAGGAATAAAAGAAATTTTGTTTCTAATTGGCTTAAAAATTTCTGAAAAGCTGTACATATAAGATATGCTTAAACTTAAGCATACAAAATATAACAAATTAAAGAACATTATGCTACAAAATTAATATTTTCAACTGCATCTTCAGGTGCTAAGGAAGGAGGCTCTACTGCAGAAAAAGGCACTGAAAATATACTATCTTGAGCATTATTAATAAAATCTGTAACAGGTTTATAGTCCTCAGATTCTTTAAATATCACCATTTTAACATAACCAGAACAAATCTGAGCTATTTGGGTATCTATATCTTTAGAAGAGTTTAAATTTGAAATATTAATATTGAAAGTAGGATAACTTGATAATGGATTTGCAAATCTTGTAGACCATGGCCTAACAACGAGGCTGTCCGTTTCTGGATCATTGTTTATTATCTGAAATTTAATATCAAAAGAATCGTCTTGCATGAAAGTAATTATTATTAACCAATATAATGTCCAGCTGTTGTTCCAGAACCACTAAGAATAGCATAACTATATCCAGAAATATCATATCCATATAAACCTCCAGGACCTCCTGTGTAACTGTTACTAGCACCTGTATTTCCGGATAGTCCACTACCTTGGACTCCTCCTGCTCCAGTTCCTCCAGTTGCATACGATGTGCCAGTTTGAACATAACTTGTTCTGGCACATTTACTTGAACATCTGAACCCGTTTCTGTCTGTACCAGAACATTGATTACAATTACCGCGGTCACTACAATTCGGCCAACCACACGTGTCCCCACATCTACCGCATCCTGGTTTTACGCAACAACACTCTCTTTGATCACACTGAACAGCCCATTCATGAGCTCCACAACCATAACAAGAATAATACCGGCCACCATTATCCACATAACCATAAGTTGGATTATTAATACCGCCAGCACCACCATTGCCACCGCCACCACCTTTTATAGTTCCGTTATTAATAATAGAACAAGCGTTTGATATTAATAAAGAATTACCACCAGGTAATCCTGTATTACCTGCAGATTGATATCCTCCCAGTCCCCCAGAGCCTGCTGCTCCGTGTATATTGCCATTATTTATAATAATAACTTTATCTCTTTGTTTGAAGTTTGATATAGTCATTACTGGTTTAGTAGTACTAGACGAAAAAAGAGTAACGCCGGAATTAATAGTAACTGTGAGTCTGGTTGTGATGTTTAAGTTTCTTATAACACCAATAGAAAACAAATAAGTTCTTAAATCAAATGCTTGACCTGGTTGAAGAGTAGTAGTATCAATATTAGAAGTAAAAGTATAGTTAGCTAATTGTCCTGCAATAGGAACTGTGCGTAAGGTAGCTAAAAAGCTCATGATACTTTATCCCAAATCTCCAAACACAGTCCAACCTACTGAAGGAGTGCCAGAATAAATTAATGTTGCAGCGGACCATCTACTAGCTAATTGGTTTAGACTATAAGCTTGGTTTAGTATAACTCCAGTCCCGGAAGGTGTTCCAGGGGCCCCAGCGACGGGAGAAAATGTTACTGTACCTGCTCCCAAACGAATTACGGTGAATTGAAAACCTTGGGAAAAGTTATTATTTGGAATAGTAACCGTTAAAGGGGAATTGCTACTCATAGCGATTGTTGCACTAAAATCCGAAGTTAAAGCGGAGTAGTTAGTAGTTTTTGTTGACCACTTAGAAAGATTGACAGCTTGTATTCCAGATCCAACGTTTCCAAGAAATTCGTTAGAGTTTGAAATACTAACTCCACTTAATCCAATAGAATTAAAAGTAGTATTACACAAAGCTTGGTCGGAATTTAATTTTAAGCTAGTTCCGTTTGCAGCTACATTAGTTGAATTTCCAAGGATACTAAAGGCCTCCACAATAGGAGAAGCATAAGCGTTTGATACGCTTGGAGCAAAAGCGACCACTACAATCTTTTGTCCGTTTGCAGGTATAGTCGAAAATTGAATTTGATAAGGAGATGAAGTAGTAAGAATAGAATAGTCGACGTTTGGCTCTTGCAATACTCCATTAATATCTACTCTATAAGACGAGGGATCGACAGGAAGAGCAACATTTGGAAGATAAAAATAAGCAGTACCTCCTGTTCCGTGGAGAGTTGTTTTAACAGGAACTAGACCAGCGATTGCGTCTGTAATAGTTCCACTCAAACTTAAGCTAACAGTGTTTCCATCATCGACTATTCTAATAGGAGCAACTGCAGAAAGGGATTTAATATTATAGGAATTTCCTGCATTTACATTAAATGTTTTTGTTCCGACGAATGGAGAACCGACTCCAACGGAAGCTAAATTAGTTATTAAAGCTGCACCCGGAAGAGCAAATGTACTCAATGCAGAAGTACGAGTTCCAGCTATAGGAAATAAATCTCCGACAAGGATATTTTTATCTGATGAAAGAGATGGCTGAGTTAATTCTGAAATTTTTAATCCTGACATACCTTTATTTAATACAATTAAGGAAGAATGTTGCCTCCGGTTTCTTGCTTGATTGGGTATCTTATATCTCCTGCGGAAAGAGTTTCTTGAGCTAAGAATATGTCTTCATACGTTAAAACTTCATCAGGCAATACAAAGGAATTTCCAGTATTACCAAAAGAAACACGCAGAAAAGGAGGAATGTTCTTAATAGTGTTTGTAGGAAAATTATCAGCCATGTTGTTAATATAATTAAGATTGCAGGTGAAAATTATCCTCTTACTGATAAATAAATGTACACAATATGGGACTCAAGTTTCTAACCACTGAATTACACGAGGAAATTGATTTCCTCACAGAACAAAAAAACCGTGACGAGGCACCGAAGTATTTTATTTCTGGACCTTACATGATGGCTGAAGCCAAAAACCAAAACGGTCGAGTCTATAATTTAGATGAAATGGTTCGTGAAGTTAGTCGCTATTCAACTGACATGATTAAGCCTCGTCGTTCTATTGGTGAAATGAATCACCCACAATCGACAGAAGTTAATCCAGTCAATGCTTGTCATTTAGTTGTTGAGCTTAAACAGAAGGATAACTATTTCTATGGTAAGTCTCAAATTCTTGATACTCCAATGGGTCAGCTTTTAAAGTCGTTTGTTAAGGAAAAGATTCAAATGGGTATTTCTACTCGTGGTCTTGGTTCTCTCACAGAATCTTCTGAAGGCAAAAGAGTTTCCAACTTCCATCTTATTTGCTTAGACGTTGTTCACCAGCCTTCCGTTCAGAATGCAATGCTTGAGTCCGTGCTTGAGTCTAAGGAATGGACTTTAGACAATTCCGGCCGCATTATTGAAGTCTCTGCTAATGCTTTGAATACTCTCAGAGAAGGTGTATCAACACTTCCGAAGCACGAAGTCGATGCTTTCCTTAAGAGAAAGTTGACAATGTTTATTGAGTCTCTTAAATTAGCCTAATCATTTATGAGTAACATACAAAAAGAAGTTTCGAATAATATTAAGAGCTTTATCTCCAATATTGCTAACAAAGATTACAAGCAAGCTAATGATTCTTTGCATAAAAGTATTGAAAATAAGCTGAAAGAACGCATTCAAGCTTCTCTTGCAGCTAAAAATTAATAACAATTTAGATAAATAAACTTATAACATGAATGTCAAAACTATTCTCAAAGAGCAGTTCGAAGATTTAATCTCCGAAGAGACTTTAAACACAATCGACGAAGCTTTCCAAAAAGCAGTCGATGAAAAATCCCAAGCTAAAATTCAACTTGAATCCGAAAATCTCAAGCAACAGCTTGATGAACACTACACAGGCAAGCTTGAAGAAGTTATTGAGAAGATTGATACAGACCACACAGCAAAGCTTGCAAAGCTTGTTGAGGCTATTGATACTGATCATGCTGTTAAGCTTCAGAAGCTTGTCAAGAATATTGATAGTAAGCACACCGGTATGCTTAAGCAGGTTGTTGAGAAGTATGAGACAGCTCTTAAGAGCGAAGCTGAAGCTTTCCAAAGCCGTATCGTTGAAGAAGTATCCAACTATATGGATCTTTATCTTGACAAGGCTGTTCCTACAGCACAAATTTCCGAAGCAGTCGAAAACATCAGAGCGTCCAAACAGATCGAGCAAATCCGCCAGATCGTTGGAATCAGCGAAGAGTTTATCGACAATGAGATTAAGGAGGCTCTTCTTGACGGTAAGAAGACAATTGATTCTCTCAGAGCTGAGCTTAATAGCACTCTGAAAGAAAATGTTGATCTCTCTCATTCTGCTAACAAGGCCAACGCCTCTATTCTTCTCGAAAAGAAGACTGCAGATATGCCTTCTGCTAAGAAGAGCTTTGTTACAAAGCTTCTTGGAAACAAAGCCCCTGAATATATCGAAGAAAACTTCTCTTATGTTGTTGATATGTTCGAGAGGGAAGCTCAGGACGAGCTTGAAGTAATCAAAGAGTCCGTTAGAAGCGAATTTGTAACTGCTCCTCGTGTTGATCGCCCAGAGATCATCGAAGAAGCAAGAAATTTTAATAATGAGGTTGAGCGCAGCGCATCTAGTGATGCAGTAAGCGGCTATCTGAACGAGATGAAGAAAATTAGTGGATCTAGGTTCACTAAGTAATTCACTCTCAACGTAAACAAGGAGACAAAAAAACTATGGCTAACATCATGCACATCAATAAAGATTCAGCAGAACTCCTCGTCGAAAAGTGGGCTCCAGTTCTGGACTTCACTTCCGACAAGGTTCCTGCAATCAAGGATGATTCAACTCGCTTAAACACAGCTATCTTGCTTCAAAACCAAGAGAACTACTTAAACGAGAACAGCAACAGCGCAGCTACCGGTGGTGTATTTGGAACTCAACAGGGAACAGCCACAACTTTCTCTGGTTACAACTATGCCCGCGGCGATGCTCGTCTGCCAAAAGTTCTAATCCCAATGATTCGTCGTACATTCCCCGAGCTCATCACAAATGAGATCGTCGGTGTACAACCAATGACTGGGCCAGTTGGTCTTGCCTTTGCTATGCGTTATAAGTATGAAGACACAGCTCTCGGTTATCCCACCAATGGTGGAGATGGCTCGAACGCTGGTGGTTC